TCTCGCCAGCTACGAATGCGTTCTCTGCGTTGGTCGTTCCTTTTGCGTGTCCCGGTACGCTTACCTTTGCGGACGAGCTTGCCGTGCTGCTCAATGCCGCCGCTGTCGCCGCCGCTACCGCTTCCGCCGCCGAAACTGCCTCCGCCTGCTTTGCCTTAATGCTGGAAATATAGCTGTCGAGCGTTGCCGTGGCCTGTGACGCTGCCTCGTCGCTCATATTCATGCCGTCTACCATTTCCTGCATTTTTGCGCCGATTTCATCCACTTTGGTCGAGAAGTCCGTCTCCATATCCGCTACCGTAGTGGCGAATTGGTCTTTTGCCGTCTCCACCTCTGTGAATGCCCCGTTGAAGTTATCAACAAATGCCTGCGCCTCTGCGGACAGCCCCTCCGTCGTTCCGCCCAGCTCCTCAATATTGGAGATAATCTCCTGTAAGTATGCTGCGCTCTCCGTGCTGCCGTCGCTCAAGCTCTGTATCAATCCCTCGTCGAGGCCGTACTGTGCTGCCAGCTTGAGGTTTTCTGCGTAGGTGTTCAGATACTCCGTTTGGCTCTCTAACGCCGACATCATATCCTCAACAGAGGTCTCGCACTCGACTTTCATGGTATCGAACAGCCCTATCGTGCTGTCTATGCTGCTCCTCGCCGCCTCGTAAGCTGCGTCGTAGGCCTCGCACAGTTCGTCCATTTCGGTCTGTACGCTTTCGAGGGCTGTCGTTACTGCGTCCTCATAAGAAACGCTCTGATTGGCCGCCTCCTCCTCTGCCGCCGCAAGGTTTTCCCACTCCTGCTCTATTTCGGCAATGAGGGCTTCGTTTTCGGCGTTCGCTGCGTTTAATTCTTCAAGAGACTCTTTGTATTCGTCCGTCTGCGTCGCCCACGTTCCGAGCCAACCCGTATTGTTGTAAAACCAAGCGTCAGATAAGAACGCCGCATTAGCGTCGCTCTCCTCCGATAGCCGCAGGTTTTCCTCTGCTTTTGCCAACTCCTCTGTGAGTTCAGCCCTCTTTGCAAGAGCCTCAACATAGGTCTCCTGCGCTTGCTGCTGCCGTAGTTGCTCCGCTTCCTGCTCGCAGGCTTGCTTCATTGCCTCCGCATAGTCCTCTGCGTTGGTCGTCGCTGCCCCTATCTTTTGCGCCAGTTCTGGGTAGGTCTCGTTGAGTTTCTTTGTTATGGCTTCGAGTTCTTTCTGCTGCGCCCCGGTCAAATTGGCCTGCGTCGCTAAGTCCTCGTATTTCTGAATGAGTGCGAGCGTCCCTGTTTCGTTGGCGTTAATGTCGGTAATTGCGGTATTGAAATCTTCCGACAACTGCGAAACGCTTTCGCAAAGCTCGTCTACCTCTGCCTCAAACTCCTCAAGCGTCTGTCTGTTTGCCTCAAATGCTTCCGATAGGTCGTCTACTTGGTACTTGAGCCGTAATGCCTCCTCCGAGTTTTCTCCGTACTTTTCACACGCCTCGTCGTACTCCGCATTAAGGTCTTGCAGCTCGTAATACTGCGCCTTTGTCGTCTGCGTCATGTTCGCTGTCTCGTCCTCTGCGTCCGACATCATAGCCACAAGAGCCGTGCCTGCCGCAACGATACCAGCAATCGCCAACGCTACCCAGCCAATCGGGCCGAGCGCCGTGTTGAGTGCCACGCCGAACGCCGTAACCGCCGGGATTGCAACCGTCGTTACAAAAGTAACTCCGGCTATGCCTGCCACAACAACGCCGAGGCCTATTCCAATAGCCGTTATAGCCTTTGTGACGGCCGGGTGGTCGTTCAAGAATGTCCCTATGCCGTTTACGAGGTCTGCGAAGCCGCTCGATATTTTGCTTACCGTCGGCTCTACTGCCTTTTGGAATGCTGCGCTCATGTTGTTGCTGGCCTGCGTCCACTTTTGGTCGAGCGTCTGTGCCGCCTCCGCCGTGGTCTTGAGTGTCCCGTCTGCAGCCTCCAAAGAGGACGAGAACGTGTCTACCGATACTGTCCCGTTCCTTATCGCCGCCGCAAGCTGCTGGCCTGCCCTGCTGCCGAACGTGTCAACCGCAAGAGCCGTAGCGTCTGCTGCGTTCTCCATGTTGGCAATCTCGTTTATGACGCTCTGCAATGCCTCCTCTGCGTCCAGTCCCTCGTCGGAGAAATGATTGACGGCTGTACGCATAGCCGTAATAGCTGTCGTGCTGCTTATTCCGGCAAGCTCAAAATCAGCCAACAACTGAATTGTATTGTCGAGAGATAATCCTGCCTGCTGGAATGAAGCTGCGCCCGTGATAAGGGTGCTGCTCAAATTGTCTACCGAGGCTCCCGAAATCTGCCCTGCGTATGCCAGCTTGTCGAGAACGCTTTCTACGTCGTCCGCCTCAACGCCCCATTGGTTCATAACCTTTGTGACGTTCTGCACCGAGCCGACTACGTTCGTCCCCGTAATGTCTGCGTAATCGAGGAAAAGCCCCGTTACCTCCGTGAGCTTGTCTCCTGTCAGCCCCATACGGGTGTTAATCTCGCCTATTGCTCCGGCTGTGTCGTCGAGGCTGCCGCTCTTGCTGGCCGCATAAGCGTCCATCATGCTTGTAGTCAGCCCGTCCAACGCTTCCCCGGTCGCTCCCGTCGCCTTAACGACGGTACTCTCGGCCTCCGAAAACGCCGTGGCAAGCTCGTAGACGGCCTCCGCTATCTCTTTTACCATTGCGGTTATGCCTGCCGCCGCCAGTGCGCTTGCAACGCCCTCAACCGCCTCTACGCCTTTTTTGCCGCTGTTTTCTGCCTCCTCCGTGGCTTTCTGCGTAGCTTTGGAAAGCTCCTCGGAGGCGTCGCTCGCTTTGCCGTTCGCCTCTGCCAGTGCCTCCGCTGCGTGTCCGGCTCTCTCTGCTGCCGCTTCCAGCTCTCCCAAATCCGTAGTGCCGGAAGTCATTACAGCGTCGTAAGCCTCCATAGCCGCCTGCGCTTCGTCCTGCGCCCGTGCCAGTTCGCTCATGGCCTCCGACGCTTCGACACTCGCTCTCGCCAGCTCTGCCTTTGTTTCGGCGGAGACCTTTTCGTTGTTGTTCAGCTCGTCCATAGCTGCCGAGGCTTCCTCAACCGTCCCTGACAGCTCCGCCTCTATGTCCGCCGTCGCCTCTATGCTCCTGCTTAAACTGCCTGCCGATTGGTCGCACAATTCGAGCATTCGCTCCTGCTCCTCCAACGCCTGCGCAGACTTCAATCCCATTTCCACCAGCTCCTCGGTGGAATAAACTGCTTCGAGTGCGCTCTTGTCGTAGTTGCCGACAGCGTCCGTCCAAAAATCCGTCTGCGACGCTGCTTCTCCTGCCGCCGCCCCGTACCCGTCCAAACTGTCCGTAAGGGAATTAGCAGAGGAGGCGGCACTGTCCGCCGCCCCCTGTTTCCGGTTTATGGAGGCCCCCCCGCCGTCCGCCGTTGTCGCTGCCGCCGCCAGTGCGCTTGCAACGCCCTCAAAGGCGGTATTGACCGCCTCGCCTGCCTGCTCCCACTGTGAAATCATGTTCTGACCGCTCTCCGCCATGTTTCCGAGCTTATCAGACATTTCATCTACCAGCTTAAATCTCGCCAGTAAGTCAGCCATTAAATACCGCCCCCTTTCTTTATGGTGTCTCTCCTAACAGGTTGCCTGTCCTCCTCAAGCTCCGACGCAATGTATAAGAGCTTCCGTCTCCGTGGCATTTCGTAAAAGTCCTCCATACGGAGGCCGTGTCTCTGCCAAAGAACGTGCGCCCAATACCCGTCGCTGCCGGGAGTGCTTACGAGTTTTTTGCTGCGTCAAGCTCCTCGCTATCGTCCACCGGGGCGGTAATGCCGAGTGCCTGCAGCACAATCCTCATAACGTGCTGGTATTCGTCTGTCTTGGGGAATACATGGAGCGGCATTTCGGTGATGTCGTTGCACTTGTAATACTTCATCAGCTCCTCGTCCTTGAGGTTGGGGTACTGCAAAGCCTCGACAATCAAGTGACGGGTCGCCCTTGCGTTGTCCGTCTCCGTTTTCCATACCACCTCGCCGTTGGCTATGAGGGCCTGCCCCTTTTTGTCCGTGGCAATACCACGCTTCCTGTAACCGTTGTTAATCCGGGTGATTTCCGCCTGCGTCAGCACCTTAATCTCGAACTGAATAACATTGCCGTCCTCGTCCTTAAAGCTGTCCGGGCCGGGTGCGGTCACGATTTCCGGCTCTGTGTTGCGCATAAAATATTTCAAATCTTTCTTAACGTCTGCCATAGTAGATATTCTCCTTTACTAAAAATTTGCAGCCCCTCCCGGCTCTCCACCATAGAGGGGCTGCTCCGTCTCTGCTTCTCTGCTTACACGAGGTCCTTTGCATTGAAGTTGATTGAA